CATACCTAATAGATTTCTGTTCATTTGTCACCTCGACCCCAGAAGACTTTAATATTAGAACAGCAGTTGCCTCGATAAGGTCTCCAAATAAATTTCTCATCTTTGCACTATAAGGTTGACTTTCGCCCTTTGCTCCATTTTTTTCCATCTGAAGTTGGCAAAGAGGTCTACCTACATTACTTGCTCGTACTGTAAATTTATCTGGTCTCTTATCTGTGAACTGTTTTTTGATAGCAGTTTTACACGCTTCTCCAAACTCTTCAATAAGTTTATCAGAGATAACGACCTGTTTTTCACAGGCCGTATCTAAGAATGTTTGTACTTTATGGAGTATATCCACTAGTTAGCCAATGCTTCGGCAGGGTCAACATCTTCAACTATTTTTGCATCAATAGCATCAACGTTTTTCATACCACTTTTTTTAGCATTTTTATATAAATCCAATACTTCATTATTCTCATCATTAATGATAGTTTGGAAATTGCCTAGTACAGTTTCATCGTCTTTTGTTAATTTAAGACCTGCATCAGCATCAACTCTGATAGAAGAAACATAGTATACATTGCTACCATTTTTCTTTTTCTGTGAGTCTAAATGCAATGCACAGTTAAACATAAGTTTCTTACGCTCACTGATACTTTGTAATGCATTTCCTACAGGATTAAATTGAACACCTGTTACTCTCCATAATACAGGATAGTCTTTAACTTTAACTTCTGTTTTATCAGCAGTATGTCCATCAAAAGTTACTTGACCAAATATTAAACGATAACATTTAATTGTTCTTTGGTTAGCTAACTCTTCTGTAGTTAAGCCTAGTTTTTCCCAATCACGTTGAGGTATCTTACCACACTTAGTACCACCTTGTATATCTATGGCTTCTTCTTGCCAATTTTTAAAGATGATAGAACGATTAGTGTATTCCTCTTGCTCTGGACTATACTGCATGTATTGCATTGAATTAATAAATGGTCTAAATATAATAGGTTTACCATAAACATTTTGACCTAATTCACTGTGAAATACAGTATATGCACCCATAGGAAGTTGATTACCATCGTCATCTTCGGGATTTCTATTTATTGTAAGTCGAGGAACACCTGTCCTCTTAGCACCATCGTCTTGTCCGATAGCCTTCATAATGTCTTCATTTGACATTGTATTTATATTTGATAGTTCATTTGACATTAGCATATGTCTCCTTATAGTTAATTAAATATGTCTTTATCATACTTTTTATCTTTTGTCAAGAAAAAAATACAAAAATTATTATAGATATAAATATCATTACCTGTATTAGTTCACCGATTGTCCACATATATGTGTTTCTCCTTCTGTTAATTCAGCTTTTAAGCCATAATATGCTGCAAACCATAACATATAGCTTGACAATTCTTCCCTCATATTTATATATAAAGTAACTGGTCTTTTACCTGTATTTTTAATATAATCTCTTTTAAGTTCAACAATTTTCTCAAGAGCAATAGCCTCTTCATCATTGACCCAATCATCATTCTCTTCAAATAAGTCACCTATAGTTTTAACCATGATGATTCCTTTCTGTAAATGTTATATGTATTTTACAATCTGTACTATGATTAGTCAAGTTCTCTTCATATTCTTCTAAAAATCTAGCTAATCTTTTTAATACTGTTCCATCAGTAGATTTCATTTCTGCAAGAACTTGATTCTTTTTTTCTTTACCTTTGTGCCACTTTGACCCAATGGTTTGTATTGTGTATTCATCTATATATGTCATAATTTTACCTCATTTAATTTTAACCAATT